AGCCCGGGTAAGCCCTTCCTCGTTTAAGTCGCCCAGGTTATTGGCTACCTGGTGCATCATAAACTTGGCGTGGGGTTGGCATTGGCGCACCGTGCCCCCGGCAAACACCAGCGTGGCGGCCGAGCCGGTCAGGCCCTCGTTCACGGTGGTGAGGCGCACCTTGCTCATCAGCATGCGCGACTGCATGAGCTGTCCCGCGTTCCAACTGCCACCGGGGGAGTTGATGCGGATGGTGCCCGTGCGCGCGCCGCTGGCCTCCAATTCGGAGAGAAACAGGTCCAGCATGGTGGCGTGGCCCGGCTCAATGACTTCAAACAGGAGGAATTCGCGTTGCATCGTAGCTCAAAACTCCTACCGGGCACTATAGACGCTTTTTTAGGGGTAGCACTCACGGCAAAATCCACCGTGAGTCAGCCCGAATTTTGCCGTGAGTGATGGAAAGAAACGCGGCGAAAAGGCGGCATCGGCCAGTTTTGAGGCACTTATGCCCACCAACTCGAACAAGGAACGCGAGGATAGCAAGCGCAACCGCGCCAATATCCGCAAGGCCGTCGCGCGCATCATTCGCAAGGAGATGCGCGCCCCGACCGTGCAGGAATTGGTCGAGGCCACGGGCCTATCGGCCAAAACCGTGGCGCAGCACTTGGACCGTGTGAAGCTGGGCGACGGTGAGCCCAACGTGTTCCAGGCGCTCACGCCTGACGTGGTGTACTCGCTCTACCAGCGCGCCACTGGCTACTCGCACAAGGCCGAGAAGATTCTGACCGTCTCCATGGGGGCCGGCGCGGGTTCGGCCGTGGAGCGCCACGAGTACACCGAACACTACCCGCCCGACCCCACGGCCGCCAAGCTGTTCATGCAGCTGGTGGAGGGGTATCGAGAGAAAACCGAAACCAAGCACGACGTGCCCGGCGGCTTCACTTTCAACTATCAGTCCCCACCGCCCATTGCCGATGCCGGAAATTAACTTCAAACCGAGCTGGAAACAGCACCTGGCGTGGCAGGCCCTGGAGGACGGCACCACCGAAGAATGCCTGTTCGGCGGCGCGGCCGGCGGCGGCAAAAGCTACCTGGGCGCGTGCTGGAAGATATACCGGCGCCTGCGCTACCCCGGCAGCCGAGGTCTCACCGGGCGCACCGTGCTCAAGGACATTCGCGAATCCACCATCATCACCTTCTTCAAGGTTTTGGCCGCGTGGGGCCTGCGGGCCGGAGTGGACTACACCTACAACGCGCAGGAATACCGCCTTGATTTCGCTAACGGCAGCCGGGAAATGTTCCGCGACCTAGGCTGGGCGCCTTCTGACCCTGACTACCAGCGCCTGGGCTCGCTGGAGATAACCGATGCCTGGATTGAGGAGGCGAATGACGGCCTACCCGAGAAAGCGGCCGACATCCTGAAAAGCCGCATCCGGTGGATGCTGCCCGAGTTCGGGCTGATTCCGAAGCTGCTTATCACCTGTAACCCAGGCTATACGTGGGTACGCACGAAGTACATGTACGACGTGGACAATAACCCCGTGCAGCTCAAGCCCTACCAGCAGGTAATTCGGGCGCTGGTGACCGACAATCCTGACAAGGAGTTCGTGGCGCTCTATAAAAAGAGCCTGGAGCAAATGAAGGAATACGACCGGCAGCGCCTGCTCGAAGGGGACTGGAACGCCGTGGAGGTCACCGGAGCGGAAGCCTATAGCTCATTTGATACCCAGCTGCACATCGGCGACTACGCGAAATCTTACGACCCCGGCCTGCCGCTACACATCACGCTCGACTTCAACCTGACGCCAGGCGTGACGCTCAACGTGTGGCAGGTACGGGGCAAGCACGCTACCCAAATTGATGAGTTCACGCAGGATAACAAAACGGAGCTGGCCTGCCAGCGCTTCATGCGCAAGTACGGCCAGCACAACGCCGAGGTGTTCGTGTACGGTGACCCCGCGGGCAAGCATGGCGACACCCGCACCGAGCAGGGCAGCAACGATTTCACCATCGTGGTGAAAGCGCTACGCAAGCTGCCTAAGGTGACGTTGCGCGTGGAGGCTTCAGCCCCCAGCGTGTCGATGCGCATGCTCTGGATTGACGCGATTCTGGAAAAGGAGCAGGATGGTATCCGCCTGCGCTTTGACCGTAGCTGTAACGTGACCACGACCGATTATCGCAAGGTAAAAAAGGCCAGCGACGGCACCAAGGACAAAAGGAAGGTGACCAACCCGACCACGGGCGTGAGCTACGAGCCCTACGGCCACGCCACCGACGCCAACGACTACTTCCTGTGCCGCTGCTTCCAGACGGAGTGGCGCGCCTACCAACGCAGCGGCAGCAGCAAGCCCAAGATGGGCACCCGCGCCGAAACCAACCAACGCGCTTACTAACATGGCCTTTCTCATCGCCGACGACTACGGTACCCTCATTCGGGAGGAACAGCTCAACATTGTGGTGGCTGATAAGCCTCTGGCCTTGCCCCAGGCGGAGATTTTCGCCCAGGAATTCATCGAGAGCTACCTGCGCAGCCGCTACGACGTGGCCGCCATCTTCGGGGCCGAAGGGGAAGACCGGAGCGCGCTCATCGTGACCTACATGCTTGATATTGCGCTCTACACCGTCCACGCCCGGCATGGGCGGGTGGCGATGCCGGCCAAGCGTATCGACCGCTACGAGCAGGCCGTGGAGTGGCTCAAAGCCCTGGCTACGGGCAAAATCGCCGCTAACCTGCCGCTGCTGCCCGTAGCCGAGCGCACGGGCGGTTTCAAATGGGGCTCGGCCCCGAAACAAAACCTCAGTTGGTAAGCCATGAACCTGCACGAACGCCTACGCGCCCAGGTGGGCGCCATTGACCCCACCAAGCCGACCAAAACCGGCCGCCGCTCCGTGTCGGGCCGCATCACGGAGTACCAGACCATGCGCCTGCGCTCCGACCTGAGCCACTGGCGCAACGCCCTGAGCAACGCGGAAAACCTGTACTACCCTGACCGGGTGGAGCTCTACCGCCTCTACCGCGAGGTGGTGCTCGACGCCCACCTGAGCAGCGTGCTGGAGAGCCGCAAGCTGAACCTGCTGAGCCAGCCCTTCAAGGTGGTGGCCATCAAGGGCGGCAAGGAGGATGAGAAGCTCACGCGCCTGTTCCAGACGCCATGGTTTTACAAGTTCTGCGAGACGGCGGTGGAGGCCATTTTCTGGGGGCCGCGCCTGGTGGAGCTGCGCCCGCCCGTCGACGGCGAGTTGGCCGGGCTCGACGTGATTCAGCCCGAGATGGTCATTCCGGAGCGGGGCATCATCCGCGACGCACCCATGAGCCAGCACGGCCTGGCCTACCGCGAGGGCGCCGACGCGCAGTGGATCATCCAGCTGGGCGACTCGCGCGACCTGGGGCTGCTGCACAAGGCCATTCCGCACGTCGTGTGGAAGAAAAACGCCATGCAGGCATGGGCCGAGTACTGCGACCGCTTCGCCCTGCCCGTGCGCACGGTGGCGATGGATTTGCAGGACGAAGACCGGGCCGAGGTCGAGAACATGCTCAAAAACATGGGCCGGGCCGCCTACGCCATTCTGCCGCCCGGCGCCACCAACTTCGCGTACCACCTGCCGCAGACGTTTCAGCCGGGCGTTTTTGCGGGCATGATTGACACGCCCAACGCCGAGCTGAGCAAGCTGGTGCTGGGCCAGACCATGACGTCCGACAACGGCAGCAGCCTGAGCCAGTCGGAGGTGCACGAGCGCGTGGCCGAGAAGTACACCCTGGCCGATAAGCAGTACCTGCGCAACCTCGTGATGTGGGAGCTGTGGGACCGGCTGCTGCTGCACGGCTACCCGCTGGCCGGCTACGAGTTCAAGTGGGACGAGTCGGAGAACCTGGGAAAAAAGGAGCAGTGGGAAATTGTGCAGGGTATCATGCAGCACTCGGGCTACCGCGTGCCGGCCAAGTACATCACCGAGACGTTTGGCGTCGATGTGGAGGAAAAGCCCGAGCCACCAGCACCGGTGGTGCCCGGCACCCCCCAGCAGCCAGCGCCGGGAAAGCCCCAGGCGCGGCCGTAACTGCTCTCTACGCCCGCGCCTGCACCCAGCACCACGGCGACCTTATCACCTCCGCCCGTGCGGCGGGGGAGGATGACTATTTGCGCCTGGTATTCGAGGAAGCGGCCCGGCAAATCCACGCGGCCGGCGGGGTGCCCGGCGAGTTACACCAGGGCCTGTTTGGGGCGCTGAATGACCGGCTGCAGCAGGCCGTCACCATCGGCTACGGGGTGGCCGATGAGGTGCAAACGGCGTTCCTGCGCGAGAACGTGCAGCTATTCGCGGGGGCCAAGACGGCCCACGAAACCGAAGCCCTGAGCCAACTGCTGCTCGATGAGTCGGGGGCCCTTAAGCTTTGGTCGGCATTCAAGCTCGATGCGCTGGCTGTTCATGAGCAATACAATGTGCAGTGGCTGCGGGCCGAATACGAGCACGCCGTGGCCAGCTCGCAGATGGCGGCCCGGTGGAGCGAGGTACAGCCCGGCGACCTGCTACAGTATCAGACCGCCGGCGACGGCCGGGTGCGGCCGGAGCATGCCGCATGGGATAACATCACCCGGCCCGCGGATGATGACTGGTGGAATACCCATTACCCGCCCAACGGCTGGCTGTGCCGCTGCCACGCGCTGGTAACGGCCCCGGGTGGGAAGATGACGCCCCGCTCGATTCTGCCGGCCCTGCCAGCGCCTGACCCGCTCTTTACTAGCAACGTGGGCAAGACGGGTATCATCTTCCCCTCGGGCCATCCCTACTTCACCGAAACAGCCCATGAAACTCGATAAGCTAAAGCAGGATGCCGCCAAGGTGGTGAGCTTCCTGAAAGGTGGCCCGCGGGTGATGGGCCAGTTGGCCGTGCGCGAGTACGCGGCCAGCTTCAAGCGGCAGGGCTGGCTCAACGAGCGCGGGGTGTTCATCCCCTGGAAGTCGCGCAAGGGCGAGAAGCGCAACCGCTCGGGCATCACCGGCCGCCTCAGCTTCGGCAAGGGTGCGGCGGAGGGTCGGGGCGTGCTGATTCGCTCGGGCCGCCTGCGCCGCTCCATTCGCGTGGGCGCTGTGGTGCCCGGCGAGAGCGTGACCGTGACCACCGACGTCCCCTACGCCCAGATTCACAACAAGGGCGGCCTGCTTAGTGGCGTAGCCTCGGTGCGCGCCCACCGCCGCCGGCGCTTCGAGCATGACGAGGTATCGGCCCCGGCAGCTCGCAAGGAGAAATGGGTGAAGCGGCATGTCGGCACCTCGAAAGTGAAGGCCCACACCCGCACGATGAACACGCGCATCCCCCGCCGGCAGTTCATGGGCGACTCGGCCGGGCTCAGCCGCGACATCAAGCATTACCTCGATACCAACATCAAGCGCATTGTTTTCTCCTGATGCTACACAACCTCTTCCCCCAGCTCTGCGACCACCTGCGCGCCCAAGTGCCCGCCCTGGGCACGATTGACATCGACATGAGCCAGCTCGACTACGAGGATGGCGAGCCCATCCGCTACCCGGCCGTGTTCATCGACCTGGAAAACGTGAACTGGACCGACCTCGGGGGCGGCATTCAAAAAGGGCCCGGTACCCTGCGCTTCACCGTGGCCGTGGAGGTGAGCGAGGAAAGCTACGAGGGAGCAGGGGGCCGCGAGAACATGCTGGAGCGGCTCAAAGTGATACAGCAGGTCCATCAGGCGCTACAGCATCACCAGGGCGAGGGCTTCGGGCCGCTGGTGCGTACGGCCGGCCGCCGGGACCGGCCGCAGCACCCCGAGGCTTGGTGCTGGGCCCACGGCTACGTGTCGGAACTCATCGACAACGACGGGGCCAGAGAGGTAGCCAGCGTGAGCGATGTGGCGCTGGGGGTAGCTGCCGGGGCGCGGCCGGTGCCGGTTGAAGAGGAGGGCGGGTATATCCTGCCAGGCTAACAGCTAACAGCTAATAGGTAAAAAGCCCCGCCGGCTTGTGCTGGCGGGGCTTTTTATAAGCTTATGCGGCGTCCTTGGCTGCTTGGTAAATAATGTCCTCCACCCGCGACATGCTGAGGCAGAATTCCTCGGCCAGCTGGCTGATGACGTACTCGCGAGTGTAGATTTTGGGCCGGGGCTGGTTGGTGTAGCGGGTGTAAAAAGCGTCGCGCAGCTTCTGGTTGCGCCTGTCGTAGTTGGTCTGCCGGGTAAGGGCGCGTTGCTGAAGGGGTTGGGCTTGCATGGCGGCTGCAGAATGTCGGTAGTTTCTGGGAGTTTATCCGACCATGAAGTTCCTGCTGCTGCCGCGCTTGGGCAAGGGAATGCGGGTTTGTGTTGGTCGTCGCTCCGTGTGTTGCTCCTCCCCTACTCTGTGGGCTTGCGGGGTTTGCGGGGAGGCTTGGGTGGGGCCTGGATACAGCAATGAAAAAGCCCTGCTTTACAGGCTTGTCCTTACCCACATCTTTTTTCGTCCTTCAATCAAGGCTGGAGTGGCCGTTCCGCCATTGGCCAACGCCGCTTTTTAGGATGTGAAGTGACAGAACAACCACCTAAAAAGCCCTCCACGCCATATGACCGGGAGGGCTTTTGAAATGTGGGTAAGGACAAGCCAGTAGCGGTGGGGCCTTGTTTTATGGCTCCCTATAACTGACTACAGGGGCGACGAAACCATTACGCCTTCGGTAGCTTTGGGGTCGGGGCCGTACTCGTTCGGGCCTTTCACGCCTTCGGTGCAGGCCAGTACGATATTATAGAAGGGAATCAGCATGTACCAGCCGCTTTTGCCCACATCGTGCATGCGGCGCACGGCGATGGCAATGCCGGGCACGAGCACGGCCAGCGTCCAGATGCTGGCCAGCCAGGGCATCTTCACCAGGCCGGCGATGAAACCGATAACGAAGGAAATGACAACGTTGAAGAGGAAGAAATACCAGTACTCGGCCCGGCGGGCGCGGCCGTTGAAGTCGGCGTAATGGTTTTTGAGGGCGTTGAGGAAATAGTGCATGGAGGTTGTTTTGGGAAAGAAGGAAAGAAGAAGTTTAGTGGACGTTACGGCCTTTTTGCGGGAGGGTTGCCGGGCTGGGCGGGGGCGGGCGGTCTGCCGCCCACCCCCGCCCGGCAGCGGGGCAGCAGGCTGTCGGCCAGGGACCGCAGGCGAAACGATGCCGGCGACTGGCTCACCAGCTCGTAGCGGTTTTGGGTGGTAATGGTGAGGTACTGAAATGCATAGCCGGGGTGGCCGAAGGTGTCGGCGAACTGCTCCATCGGCGCTTCGTAGAAAGCCACGACTTCGTCGCGCCCCACGGTGCCCAGCGAGGAAGTAGGCTCGGGGTTGCCGGTGCTTTCGGTGGCCGGGTGCACTTCCGTCAGCTCGCGCAGGCGGCGGCCTTGCCGGTCAACCACGTAATAACGGTTGTCGGGGCGCAGGAAGTAGCCGCGGTTGGGCCAGTCGTAGAAGGGGTGCTGGCGATTGGGCACGGTGTCGCGGGTCAGTAGCAGACCGCCGGTGGGGACGCGGTAGCGCAGGCGGCCATCCTCTCGTTCCGGGGCGGGGGCACAGGGCTCATTTTTGAGGATGAGGACGGTGCCTTCGAAGCCCTCGGGAACCAGGTAGGTGGTGGGCTGCTCGCGGGGAGCTGTGGCCCAGGCCCCGGCGGCAATGCCGACCCAGGCCACGAACGGGAAAGCCAGGGCCAGGGCTTTCCAGCCGGGCGAATAGCCGGACTTGAGCACCAGCACGAACCCCACTATCCACAACGGGACGCTAAGGAGAAAGAGGAAATAGAGGAAGGCCGTGAGGGCCACGGCCAGGCACATCAGGGCGAGGCCCAGCCACAGCAGCGGCCTGGCAGTAGCAGGAGAAGCGGGAGTTGAAGACATTGGCGGGAAGGCAGCGGATGCAACCAATACGTAAGAGCTCCCACGGCAGTGGGGCGTTGCTCCGACGCTTTCGGCTTTTAGCGGGTGCAGGGCGGCTTGCGGGAGAGTTGGGGCGGAGGCAAGCAACACTTTTTGCCCGCTGGTAGTATCAGCTACAGCTTCCATTCCTTCTTTTCCCATGCTGAAAACCTTCCCCCTGCTGACTGGCCTCGCCGTAGCCCTCACCTGCACGCTTGCCTCGTCCTCCCCCGCCTATGCACAAGCGGCCAAACCCCGCCCGGAGGTAGGCCCCATCGCAGAAGTGTACCGCGATGAAAAAACCCTGAACGTCACTATCGTCCGCTACGGCAAACGCGAGAACAAACAGGCGCTGGTCGAAATTGCGGACCTGGACCACCCGTGGAACAAGCGCATTTTCCTGACCAGCGTGCAGGACGTGTCGCGCCGGGCCGGCACGGTCGACAATACGTACTTCATCCAGCTCGACGGAAAGCCCTGGGGGCTGGTCTTTACGCAGCTCGACGGCGGCGGGCGGGCGCTGAACCTGCGGGAGAATGGCGACACCGGCAAGAGCGTGCGCTATCCTATTGCCTATTCGGAGGGTTTGTCGCGCGACACCAACTCCGAGCATCTGCTTACGGCCTACTTGCAGCAGCAGGCCGACCCCAAGCGCTCTACCGCCAAATACAACGGCAAGCCCGCCGCGAAGTAGCGTCTGGACGGGTTGCTCCCTTTCTACTCCGCCCCAAAGCCCCAGCCTACCCGGCTGGGGCTTTTTCTATTCTACTGGTGCCAAGCTGGGGTGAACTACTACGTGCCTGCCCCCGGTAAAGCAGGTGGGCGAAAGTTTTAAGAATGGATTGTTCCGCACTGTAGGATGGCGCTTAACTTCAACCGCTGGCCTTGCGTACGTCGGCAGGTACCCGCATTGGTTGCGGGACGTTCTAACCCCTTCTTTTCCTTATGAAGCGTTCCTTTTGCATGGGTCTGACCCTGGCCACCGGCCTTTTATTCGCAGTTTCATCTGCCCACGCCCAGGGCAAAGTGGCCGATGCGCCTAAGCCCGGCGACCACACCAGCGCCAACGAGCAAGCGTACGCCCGCGCCGTGATGGCCGACGCCGCCCAGCCCAGCAAGGACGATGCCGAGCACGCCAACTCGCAGTACTTCCGCCGCCTGCGCTACGAGCACAAGATGCCCGTCAAATTTACCTGGACCGAGGCTGCCGCCCAGCACCTCACCGAGAAGCGCGACCTGGAGCTGTGGACCGTCATCGAAAACATCAGCACCGACCTGACCCGCTCG